GCCAATATCTAAGAACATTATTCATATAGTCAAATGTTGCAACCCTACCAACTGCTGTAACCCCAAGGCCGATAGTCTGAGTAAAATATGCATCTGCCGGAAAAGATGATGCGATTAAATTATTTCCAGATACTTTAATCGCATATAGTGAATTTGCTCTATCTACGTCTAAAGGTGTAGAAGCTGTTGGCGCTAGTGGATTTTTTATAATTCCCACTCTTGCAACTTGATTCCCAACAATAAAATCTGGATTTTGAGAATCATTTTCAAAGCGGCTATAAAGGATAACTTTTGTTGCTCCCAACTCTCTGTAGATATCATACCCATGTCCACCTTTTGGTGGAATTATTACATTAAAAATTGGAGCAGTATTAGAAACTGGAATTCCCCCTGCTGAAATATCCACACTTCCATATGTGTAACCATTACCACCTTTTGTTATTGTTATTGAGTCAACTTTAGAGTCATTATTTGTGATAATAGTGGCTTCTGCTCCATCTCCATCGCCTTTAATTGGAACTTTAACATAAGTTGTATTTGGGTTGCCAACAGATATTCCACGATCAATTACAGTAATAACTTTCAACTGGCCGCTATTTATTGCATTATTACGAACAGCAGCATACTCAGAGTTTGTTTCCCAATCTGGTGGAACTGGAATATAATTACTGGTATCAAATTTTATAATATCACTAGGTTTAATTGTGTAAAGATATTTCCAAATATATCCATCCCCACTTTCACCAGCTTTTCTAGGCTCTAAATCTGTAAAGGAAGGTTGACTTAAAGATGGGCGCCCATTTGGATTCTCAGGATCTACACCATTATATAAACAAATATAAACTTTGTAGTCTTCATTTACAACAAAATAATTAGCAGAGTACAATGACGTAGCATTAGATGGTCTAGAAAGGTTTGTCCTGGTTATATCATTGCGATACATATCATAAGTTGTGCCAGAAGACCATAGGCTTTTTTTTACAACTTGACGTATTCCTGTTGGAGCAACTCTTTTTAGTGCCAGCATAGTATCCCAATAGTCATTTTCCTGATCTAGACTATCTTTGGGAGAAATAGGTTCAGCGTCCCAATTTTCTTTATAATTTACAGCATTTGGAAGTCCTATAAATGTATAGTAAATATCTTCACCAGAAATTGCAGCATCAACAAAACGCTTGGCTTCTCTAATTCTCAATTGGTCGGTTTTTATTGCTGCCATTTTGTGTTTTTAGCTATTTATGAATAGTTTTTGCTTTTAAGAGAATTGATTCTTTTAATTATGGGTGCACTACTGAGACCCGAAATACCAGTATTATAGACAACAAATTCATTATTACTATTTCTGGGCTGTGTTACAATTCTACCCCAACTATAGGTTCCATAAATTTTTGTTAAGCCTACACCAACTATATTATTATTGGAAACAGTTGCGATAACATTTGCAACTGCAGTTAAACCTATACCACTTACATAAGTTTGTCCTACAGATACTGAAGCAACCTTATAGATATTATCTAAACAACTTGTCCCAATGGATAGTATTGAACCTTCATCTTCTAGAGTAATTATTCCATTGCCAATAAAAGTATTTTTGACAGTAAAATAATAACCCGGCTGAATTCCACTGATGGTTGTTGAAGATCCAACTATACTGGAATTTCTCAATGGAGAATCTAATGGAATAAAGAGATTAAATGATATGGCACTAGAAGCAATTCCGACTGTGGTTGTTGCTATACCACTGATCAATCCAAAATCACCTGTAATGGATGTTGCAGTAACATTCTCAAATTTATTTACTGGATTACTAATTAATATTTGTGGAGGGATTATTTTAGAATAATTACTACCAGGGGAAATAATGGAAATTGAACTTATTGAGCCATTAGATACAGACGCATTAGCAATAGCCCGATATTCTGTTGTAAAGCCAATTGGATTTGAGAAAGAAATTATAGGAGTGGTGGAATAACCTTTACCAATATCATTGATTGAAACTCCTGTTACTGAACCGGCAACTGAAACAATAGCAGTTGCAATAGCAACTCTATTTTCTTCTTGGCTTACAATTTTAAGTTTATTTCTATAAATATTTGTTGCATTTTCTCTCTGATCATCAAAAAAAGTCTTGGCATTTTCTACGAATATGATATTGGAAGAAATACCAACAGTTTTTATTATAGTAGTTGCAGGTTCAATATATGGCTCATATATTTCTCTTTCTTTGGTCACTTCCTTATTATTGATGTGAATATCTTCTGTCTGTAAACATATTTTAGCTGGTCTTAAATAATTGATATCATCTACAACATTTGGGCCAGAATAAGGAAGAGTCTCAACAGAATCTGCAGACAATATTATAGAAATAATTCGTTCATCTTCTATATAACCATTATCATCATTTAATTGTGCAGAATCTCCAGGTTTTACTGGAGATATAACATCAACATCTATAACATCAGAAACCCCGTTACCACGATAGAATAATATCAAACAAGAACACCCATATTTCGGGGCTTCTGGGAAAGTAATATAACTGCTTCCAAATATATTATAATTTATACCAGGAATTTGAAGAACTCCATTAATAAAAATCAAAAATGTTGAATTAAGATCTATAAGAGAACCAACTCTAGTTCTAATACTCTTCAATTCATTATCAACTTTAAGTGGAAATAATTTTCTAGTTCCATTGAAAAGTTGTTCAATGGAATCAAAAATTTGTAGTTGTCCAAAAGTCCATCCAGAAAACTTTTGATTATATATTTCATCAACTACAACTTTAACTGAATTGAATGATGAACTAATTGTTGGAATACCAATATTTCCACCCGTTGGTATAGACAAAATATCACCAGGTTTAAAGGCAAATCCTCTATTTACTACATCAACATCAATAATATTTGAATCCATTCCAACTTTTACATTAACTTTGGCTCCAGTGCCAATTCCTGGACTAGATGTTGTTTGTGTATTATTTTCAGGTTGAGAAGGAATATTATCTCCCGTTACTGTAACAATAATGGTGAGCGTTTGAGGGTTGGTCACTTCGGGCCAACCACTTTCATCATACACTAGAAGATCAAGATAATAAGGATCCCTGCCTGTCAGGCCGTGCAAAATCACATCAGGATAAGACTGACCATCAATCAGTAGCTGAACTGAGGCCACCAGGGTCACGTCCCAGGGCGGCCCAAACTCAAGCCAATTATAACTAAGAGTGTAAATATTAATGAAGCTACCGACATCCCCTATCAAAGCTGCATCATAATAAAGGGTCATCGTGCTAGTGGTAGCGGTTGAGCTAAATGTCGGCGGTTGCAAAACATAATCAGTCAATCCACCATCTTCAATTTCTGTCCAAATCACTTCTAATTCTGTGACTGGAGGTTCTGGTGGATTGGAATCTTGTTGTGTGGAATATATAAGTTCCATATTATTATAAGGAACTGGATCGTCAAATCTAACTATGGGTGGATTTGAAATACTATAGCCATTTCCTGGATTTGTAATGGCAACAGATACAATGTTTCCATTAAATATTGATGCTATCCCTATATTTGTATTAATATTTCTAGAAGGATCATATGCAAAAACATTTACTATTTGAACCCCAGGTCGGTATCCTGAACCACTGTTTCCGATACTTATAGATTGTATAGTTCCACCAGCAGAAACTAAAACTGTTCCACCAGCAGAAACCAGGGGTTGAAATCCACTACCTGAAGTAAAACCGATAGAAACTATGGAGCCACCAACTGGAATATTTGATACATTTATATCATAATCTTGTGGTTCAGAGCTACTTAAAAATCTTATTGAAGTGATACCTGTGGTTTCCTTTAAAGTATATGCTCCATACGTTTTTACTATTCCAGCAAAATCTGAAGGTGATTGAAATACCTCTTCAATTAATATTGAAGCATTGTTATTTTCTATACCTATAATATCAGTACCATTAGATTTTAATATAAATGATGTGGTTATACCATTAAAGCTATTTGAAATATCATCAAAAACATAATTAGTTGCATATGCACTTTGCAACCCATTTGGTTCGCCATTTCTTAAGAATACTCTACCATTAAATTCTAAAACTGTAGTAATACCAACATAGTCTACATTTTCTGGAGAATTTGTAGTGGTTCCTATTGGTGTTGGACCTTTAGGTGGTTCAACAAAATGAAGAGTGTTATCAACTATATTATAATTACCAGATAATTTATATACAAAAGTATTAGAATTATGATTAGTTGCTGCTGTTCCAACTAGACCTCTTTCAATTGGAATTGGAGAATTTGTTCCAATTCCAATTGAAACTATTTTAATTACTTCATTATCTATTTTGGCAAATGAACCACTAGAAAAGTTTTCAATATTATTCAACAATATAGTAGTAGAAGAACTACTAACATTAGATGAAAGTTGTGATATAATACTTGTAGGAGAAATTGGAGATTGTATGACTCCTCCTAATGAAATTAAAGCTTTTGAATTTTGATTAGATGAAGTTATGGTATGAGAAGTGCCTATACCAACATTTGCTATTTTTAATGATAATGGTACTGCTAGTAGAGCATTTGCAGCACTCTCAGCGAAGCTAAAATCAGTCTCACCACGCTTAATAATATAGACTTCATTTGGAAGTTTATCTGTTGTCCCTATACCCGCAATGTTTGTAGTGTTAATTCCTATTGGTGAAGTCTCATATGAATAGAATACTTTTTCACCATTTGTGAAATAATGATTATTGACATGAATAACATTATCAATAATATCTACATCCGAAGAGTTAAATCCTCTAGAAAATATATCAAAATTATTTGACTTTAGTTTAAATGCTGTTCTAATTCCATCAAAATTTAAACTTATATCATCAATTTGTAGAACTCTATTACCAACTAATTCCAAATAGTCTTGAATTATTTTTGATTGAAAATAAATTACATTTGAATTTAGATCATTATCCATAATGTAACTATTTTCAGAAACAAGATCAAAATCATCAATACAATTTAAATCAATTTCAGAATCTAGAGTAATAATTAAATCAGTAGTTGAATCTTCTTGAACTACATTAATTTCACTTGTATCGTTAGATTCAACCTCAAGATCTGCAAATTTTTTAAATCCAGCAATGTGATTTAAGCTACTTACAGCATTACCCCAAGTATTATAATCAATTTTAGATTTTAGAGAATAGGAGAAAGTTTGATAATAATTATTATCAGGAAGATGTTGAAATTCATTATCAATTAATCCCCTTTCGGTTTTCCAACCTTTTCTAACATCTGAAGATGATTTGACTACAAATTTTGATTTAAAATCATAGATATTATCTATATTTCCGCTTGACAATGAACCAGAACCTGTAATCAAGGAACCAAGTTTAAACTCATCATTCGTGGAAATTGTAAGCAATTCATTATCCTTATTCCAAGCTTGAACGATACCAAAAGAATCTTCAGATGATACAGTCTCACCGACAAGAAAAATATTTTTAGATAAGTTTATAACAAATGATGGGAAAAATAATTCAGGAGTTATTGTTCCAGTTACATATATTGGGTCTGGAGTTCCTGGATATTCATTTTCACTCAAATATTCAGATAAACTATATGTTATATTTCCCCCAGAAAAACCAATATTTGGAGTAATTTCTGTCACTAAAAATCTAGAGTAATTATAAGATGATGAATTATACCCTCTCGCTGATGAATCTTCTAAAATAGAAACATTTTCAACTAAAATTCTATCCCCAACTTTAACTGGAAATTCATCTAAATTACTATAACTTTCAAAAAGTGTTACTGTTACTTCTTTGGTTTCCGAATTAAAAGAAAGTGAACTTAATTTTATAGAATTTGTGTTGTTTATTGGTATTAATATTGGCGTAACGTTATTAATACCTTTACTATTTTTTATGATTTTTACTTCATTGTCCCCAAGTTCGTATTTTAGATCTACATCTAAAATTCTATTTAAAGTTAGACCATCAAGTAGAATTAAATCTGGAGATTGTAAGTAATTTTTCCCCGGATAAACTATTTGAATAGATTTTAATGTAGACTGAGGGATAACTTTTAAAACTAATGGAGTTTGAGTTAATGGTGTTAATGTTAAATCTGAAGGATAGTCATAACCAATATCATTTATAGTTACATTGTTTATTTTACCTATAGTTGTGCTACTAACTTCAACAATGGCTCCAGAGCCATTTTCACTAATAATTGAACTTATTCCTGGTAAAGATTTATAATTTGAGCCTTTAGAAGTTACAAATATCTTTTCTATTGGTCCAGTTGCAGTTTTAGATGTTGTTGTATATGTAACATTTTCTGTATATTTTTCTTGTTCTGGGTATGCAGTAAGAATATATGAAAATGAAGTAGATCCAACTCCACTCACTATATGCTTACCAGAAAATGTGCTACTTGTATAAGAAATAGTATTATTTGATTGGTTATTGTCTCTATCAACAATAACATCTAGAGTTTTCAGAGGTATTAGATTATAATAAAGGTCTGAAATGTTGGAATCGTAGGATAAAATTAACTTTGCAGTATAATCTATACCAATGCGACCAACTTTTGTAACATTAAATGTAGAATTTGTAAATGTTGTTTTAAATTCATTATTAAAATTACCATCAAAAAATAATCTAAAATCAAAAGCCGAAACAAGTTCAGAACCTTCTAGTGTAGATAGGCTCGGATCTGATAGATCAAAAGCTAAAGATTGGTTTTTTGTTATTCTAATTTGTGGATTTACTTCAGAGAATATACCACCATTTTGAGATAACAGTTTAATAACATTTGGTTCTTCTAATTGAGAATCATAAAAACTTTCACATAGGCTAATAGTAATAGAATTTTTAACAACAACATAATATAATTCATTATTTTTTAATCCATTAATTGGATTATCTGAACTATAAAGAAGTTTTTGTCCGGTAAAGTAATTATGATTTGGAATTTTTATTGTATTTTTTGTTGTATCAACATTGGCTCCAATAATTGATCTTGGACGTAACAGAAGTAACTTTCTATATGAATTATATAAGACCTTTACAGTTTTTAGTATAGTTGGTTCAGCTAAAACATTTACTGTATCATTTTTCAATAATTCTGGATTAGCTGTCGTATAAACTAATGCTATATTTTTATCAACTTGGCCGATAGTTGAACTATAATTAGTAGCTAAGCTGTGCTTGTCTCCAGAGCCAAATGAATGATAATAGAGAATATTAGCTGCAGATGTTGTATTATAGCCAACAAACATGCCAGTTGAGCCAATTCCAACCTTTTCAGTAGATAAGCCAATAAAATTATCAGAATACTTTGCAACATAAACTGTGGAATTATTTGGAAGAAAAGATGTCGTAATTCCATTAGTTGAAACTACAAAATTTGAACCGCCATTTAGCTTATATGTTAATTTTTCACCAGTTTTAAGATTATGTTGAGGTAAATATATTGATCTTGACGGAATAAAAATATTAGTAATGCCAATACCAGGATTTGAGAATGTAATTGTACTCCCCACCCCAACACCAATAGATTCAGCAGGCTTAAAATAGATCTCTCTATTAAAAATAGGATCACTAAAGTCTTGATTATTGGTGTTTTCAAGATTGAATCTGCGTGGAATTTCAAGTAAAAGGCTTCCTGTGGTGTGATATGCTCCCACAGTTCCCCCAATACACCTTTCAACAAAAATTCTAGATGAATTTTCTTCAACATTAAGTATTTTTACTTTTTCTGCATCAATTTGATAGATGTCATTTTCTCTAATTGTTGTAGCACTTAGATCACCATAAACATTAAAATATGTTGTAATTCCACTAAGAGCAACTACGTCAACATCTTTGTTTAAAATTAAATCATTGTTTGGAACCGATATTATAAAACTTTTTTCTAATAGTTTTCTATTTCTATTGACGTTTGAAATAGAAATTATATCTCCACTATTAAAATTAATTGGAATAGTGGATACTCCAATAATTCCTTTTTGTGAAACCGTTGCAAATTCTACATCATAAAAAGTTGTACTAGCTATACTAACTTCACTAATTTTTTTACCTTTAATTTCAGATACTATTGCTCTTGCCCCATTTCCATTTGAGTTATCATTTTGAAAAACTATTCTATCATTTATTTTATAATTAGTCCCACCACTTTTAACTATTATATTATCAACTGATCCAGCAATGATGCTATTAATATTTGCAGTTTGCTCAATGACATCAAAAGGTTTAAACAAATAATTGTAGCCACTATGAGAAGAATTTAATTTAAATGGGCTAGTATTTCTTAACCAATCGGTTTTGTTGAGATCTATATCATCTTGGTTTGACTGATAATTAAAATTAAAGGAACTTGGGGTGGACTTGTATGTTTTACCAATAAAATATGGAAATACCGGCTTAAAGAAATTAGCAAATAAACCAACAGATTGCACCTCATTTCCATCTATAGTTGAAAAATAAGCATACGTGCCATTTGGAAATTCTGGAGTTATACAAAAACGCCCATTGTGCGCATCCAAATCTCCATCACCCAAGAAGGTGAAATCCTCAACGAAAATTCCTTCAGCATATAATGAATTTGATGGTCTATTAATTTGATCTATAATGAGCTTATACCCAGATTTCATATATCTAATAGCTCCACCAGATTCCTTATCAAATCCATAAGGGCCATATATTGGATTACCATCATAAGCCCATCCTAATATAGGTGAATGTGCATTTGATGAAATTTCAATATTATTAGAAAGTGCAAGATCTGGTTGATATACCAAAGATCCTGAAACGTATTTTGTTGATGTTAAAATTTGCCTTAACTTTCTAGGAGCATATCCATGAACATATTCAAGTTCATAATTTGAATTGATACTATTAGTGAGTATCCCATCATCTGGAGAAATTTTCCTAGATTGAAAAAGTCTTTCAATTTTATTAATTGTCCATTGTTTCGCATTCGTGCGCAATTGACCCCCAGAACCCGCTGCAAAGACTGTTAAAGTTATATTCCGAGAATCATACCCATAACCAGGGTTTATGATTATAACATCAATTAATTGACCACTTTGTATAACTGGAACTAATTTGGCATTTTTTCCAGTTCCGCTGACGACAATTTCTGGAGGAGCATAATAACCACTACCAGGATCAATTATAAGAATTTGAGCAATTTTACCACCCGATACAATAGCTTGAGCAATGGCACCAGATCCACTAAAAATTGAAATATTTGGTTGACGATTATAGTTTAAAATATCTTCTTGGCCATATTTTTCACCACCATTTACTACAGATACTGATGTAATTTCACCCCTAAAAATGGGCTGTATTTTTGCCATCAAAGATGTATTGGTAGTCCCAATACCAGAGATATTAGTTAATTCAACTTTTATTGGCTCATAGTTAAAATAATGCGTACCAATTCCAGATGAAGTGAGATTCACATATTGATTTGTTCTAAAGTAAAAATCTTGAGATGTGGCTATACCAACTTCTGCAACTTTAGATAGTTTGAAAGAATCTTTTTCTGCTGTTACAAAATATGGAGTATTAGTTGAAATTCCACCAATAGGTGTTCCTGAATAGGATTCATATACTATTTTTTCTCCAGTTTTGAATCCATGATCAGTTCGGTTTATCGTATTATTTGTAGTGGTAATTCCGCTAGAAAGCACCGATATTTTTCTATTTGTATAATTTTTGCCAGAACTTGTTATGACAATATCAGAAATTTTAGTTTTAGGTTGAGAAGAGATGAGTCTATGCTTTGCATATCCATTATAAGAGATTGAAATAGTATTGATACCTGAAATAGCATCATCATAAGTTTTATACAATTTAATACTAAAATCTGTTACAGATGAAGCAAAATATTCAGAGTCTGTAGTTATTCCAATAACTCTAGAAATTCCATCTGGCTTGTAAATTATTTTTTCAGCAGTCTTAAAGCCATGATACTTAGTGAAACTAATGACATTATTTAAAATATTTGAAGACTCAAAAGTAGCATAGTGTTCAAATGACCCTAATTCAACTTTGGCTCTAGCTCCTTCACCATTTCCTCCAGTAATTTGAACTGATGGTTCTTCAGTAAAATCTAAACCCCGATCTAAAATGCGAATCTCTTTAAGATACCCCTTAATTTCACAATTAGCAATTAACCCAGAAGCAATAGGGTCTGTTGTTATAATTAAGGGTGGATTAATCACATCATAATCTAAACCTGGAGAAACCACATCCAAAGATTGAACTGGTCCATAAAAGACTACATCCTTAGATTTATAATTACAAATTTCAACACCATTATTAAAAATTCCAATATTACCAATTGGAGTTTCTATGGATTCATTTGCAAGAGTTTTGGCTGGTATTTTTCGGATTAATTTTTGATTTTTAAGTGATTTAGAGGAAAAGTCGTTGTATTCTAATGTGCTCTGTCCACCTATAGCAGAACCGGAAAATTTTATTAGAGAATTTGAAACTAAATTAGCACGACTTGTTGATAATGAAATAGAATCATTAGAATTTCTTTTTATATAATATGTCCCTTTTGATATTCCTAAATGATTGTTATTTCCAGTAAAATTATATACAACCACATCACCAGTTAAAAATCCATGATTTTCTTTTGAAATAGAAAATCCAGTTATATTTTCTGTAATTTTTAAGCTTCCATCAGTTATAGTGATAGAATCACTAAAGTAATTTGGAATTGAAGAAGCAGCAACAAAAACATCTTCATCATTAGAATAAACATTTTGAACATTCGTTGAAGTGGAAGAAATTTCGGGAAAGTTAGAGAAATTTGCTTTGCTTATTCTTCTTTCAATATAATTAATATTTGAAAGTTCCAATGAATTTTGCCCCTGAATGACAAAAGCTCTTTCATTTATTCTTGACAATATTGATGTTGAAATTATGCTTCCATTTTTATATACAATATCAATATAATCTCCAGCATTTATAATATTTTCATCAAATGTTTCTAGTTCATATTTGTTAGAAGTTAAATCCAGTAAGACTATAGATTTAACCTCATAACTAACTGGTAAATTATAAAGCCAATTTTTAGTGCGAATATCGCTGCTTGTTTTACCTAAAGATTTTATGCGAATAGTATCTCCAACATTTAAATTATTAGCACTCTCAATTTCTTTAAATGAATTAATAACACCAGAGACTCTTACCGCTATTGCATTATTTCTGCTATAACCATATGCAAAATCATTATTGATTACATCTACACCTTTTAAATAATTTTGAGTAATGTTTGTGCAGCCTAAGAATTGTGTGAGGGATTTGTTTGTATATGAGATGACTTCATTATTAATTAATAAAGATCCAGATTTTTGAAAACCAACAGTAGAATCTACATCTATTATATCAGAATCTGCAAAAACATCCGATGTAATTTTTGTTTTTGCATGAATATAAAATTCACCAAAAACTGATCCAGAAACATTAATATCCTTATTGAAATCATAATCTAGACTAATTACATAATATATCTTTTCACCTCTTAAAATTTGTTCAACTTTACTAATAGATCCTTTTGCAATATTATTTCCATTTTGATCATCTTGAAAGAGGGTTCCATTTTCAAGAAGTAAAGGGTCTCCGAAAAGTGCTTCTACAACAAGATCTTTAGAAACTCTGTATTCAGCAGAAGATGGCGTAAAGAGATAATCGCTCGGTCTAAGGACTTTAACTGGCTCACCATAAAGGGCATTAAAAAGAATTTGAAATGAGGTATCAGTACCTTTGGTTGTATAGAACCCTTTAGATTTTTGAATGAAATTTGTTTGATTTAAATTTTCAGTAAATTCTCGTCCCTGAAATCCAGGAATCAATTGATTTTTAATTTTCTCTAAGAATTTTTGTAGAAAAATAATGCTCAAATTTTCTACAATAGCACCTGTAATATGAGAGCTAGACTCAGTTACAGTAAATTCAAATTGATCATTATAAATTCCACTAAATCCCCTTACACAACCAGTGAAAGTAGTTTCAGTTTTAGCTGTATATGTTATAATCTCAGAATCAATTTTTAATAGACCATATGTATCTGGAAATCCATTAGTTGAATTGACAAATATTACTGAATCATCAAAAGAAATGTCTTCTAATAGTGTAGTGGTTTCTATTTGATTTGTAAGATTTTCAACCTTTGTATATTCATCTAAATTAGTAATTAAATCAATGGATGCTCCCTTTACTTCTTGAGAAATGAAATATTGTTTAATAAACTCCACAAGAAGTGGGGATTCATCTCTAAGAAATTCTGGAAACTGATTATCAACAATGGAACTTATTTTGACTTTCATTTATCTTACGCGATCTCCGTTAATGTAACTAGAAGAGGAAATAAAAGTTGTGCCCGAAATATCTCCACCGGATGAAATATCATCCATTAACATATCTATAGTTGAATTATTTTGGTCTAGTTGGAGGTACAAATCTTGAAGTCCAATAACATCATTTGATTTAGGTATTGCAGAAATTTCAACAATACTCTCATTACCTTTTTTCTTTAAGGTTGATAAAATATTTATAGAACTAATTTTGATCTCACCTTTAGAATAATTAATAGAACCAACATTTTTATTTACAATTGTCGGGTTTTCAGGATTTTTGAATAATATCAAAACACCATCTGTAGAATCTGTCAAATAAACAACATCTGAAATTCCACTCACAACAAAACCTGAAGATTTAATATTAAAGCCACTGGAGTCTTTAATGTGAAATGAATTTCCAAAGCATACTTCATAATTTGCAAATGAATTGAGAGTAGCTTTCAGATCGCGCCTAATTTGTATTCTTGTTATATTAGAAGTAATTGAGGCATGACTATCATCAATGAGTTTTTGAAATCTACTATATTTAAATCTTGCAGAATAATTGTTTAGTTCTGAAGATTTTGAATAGCTGAGAATATTATTCGCTACTAAAGTTTTAACATATTCTGCGGATTGAGCAAGATTTGGATTAAAATAAACACTTGTAAGATGCTCAATATAAAGATATTTCATATCAATAATTTCTGGAAGAATACCACTCACCGTATATCTTCGTAGTTTTTGTATTAGATTTTCTTTGATACTATTTGGAACGAAATCACCATAGAATGGCTTTATTGTTATAAACACTTTACCGAATTGGGGTGGATTCATTGTTTCTCCACCATATGCAGAAACACTTTCTGCTTCAGGGTAAATTCTAGGGATAATTGCTTCATAATCTTCGGGGGTTACACATCTGCCCTGAGCTGCATAATTTTTGGGTGCTAGATTTCTTATTGAACTTATAGATTCAAGCTCCTTACCACCAGAAGCATTAATATTTGTAGTGATAAGAGAAATTCCAGATGTTATGGAATTTTCATTGTTGTCTAGTATTCTACCAATGAATGAAAAGAAAGAAACTCCATTAGCTTTTGATGCATTTGATGTTATATAAGATGCCTCAATTAAATTCTGACTTTTAAGTGACACACCGAATACACCATCACCGAAGATGAGTTCATATCTCTGATCTTCAACCTCTTGAAGAAAATATATTTTAGAGTTTGCATTTACATTGAGAAGATTGTCAGCAAAAACATACTTTATGCCCATCATTGAAGTTGAACTATCCCTTACAATAACTGAAAGAGATGAGGTATCAATGTTTGGATTATCAAGAATAAATCTTTGTGGTGGGGAAGGATTTATGGATTCTACTGTAAATGAATTGACAATGAATGAACCTTCAATAATTTCAATGTTATCAAATGAAGCTATATCATTTACAACTGGAACTGTAATATCATTCGGTATGGCAAATGTATAGGATTCATTTCCAAATGAAGATGAAGAGCAGACAAGTCCCTTTTTAAGTGTTAATGAAACAGGTCTATATGAAAAGGATGAAGTGTCAACAAAGAATGAAATATTAGCCCTAGCTGAAGTTGTACTTCTTGGAAGATATCCAATTTCCCTTGCAGCAGAAACAACATTTTCTCTTAAAGTTGCGCTATCAAGAAAAACTTCATTAGAAATCATATTTCCAATGAAAGCATTTGTATAGGTATTATATGCTAAAACATCAACAATAACAGAAAGATTTGATCCCTCAAAATCATAATCTGTAAAATTAGAATTAGCCCTCAGATAATCCTGTAAAGAAGCTCTTATCTGATCGTAATCTAAATTTGTAAAATTAACGATTGGAGAACTTGCCATTATCTTGTAGGTTGGAGAGCAAATGTTAATTGTTGTGGTAGAGCATCAATTCCAATAATAATATATTGAATGACTACATTATAAGAATAATTATCATAATCTGGTGTTACATCAACAGCCGACAGAGATACTCTTGGCTCATAATTATTAACTGTATTTTCAATCTCAGTTTTTATTTGAGATGTTGCTGATGGTGTAATATTCTCAAAGAGAAGTTGAGTTAAGTTGCAACCAAGATTACTCTGAAAGAATCTCTCCCCACGAACTGTATATACTAAATTTCTTACTGAACGAGCAATTGCAGTTTCATTTGTAATAGAAATTAAATCATTAGTCAAAGGATTGACTTTAAATGATCCAGAAATATCCTTAAATGATTGACTTACTCTTTCTACGGGCATTTAGATTATATTAATATAGATATTTATCAACCAAGAATGACCTTATCTCTATCTTTTTGTGCTTTACGTTCAAAGAGTTCAGTCTCTTCATCAAGAGATTCTTCAATAAATTCTTCAGTTTCAATTTCACGAATTAGTTTTTTAGTTTCCATTTTTAATATAACTGGTGTCTACTATTTATTCATGCTTACATAAATAATTGAACAAAGTTTAAAATAAAATGGACTTAAAAGATATATCTGGTTTATATGAAGCTTACCTGGATGTGTATAATGAGAGTGAAGACGTTGAAGAAGGATATGAACATCTAGGTGTTCAACGTCCTGATACCTATGATTCATCTGATAGAGATAAGTCTCGGGGTATAGAGGCTAAGTGGAATTTTCCTCATGGACGTGACCGAAGAGGGAAAAGAATAACCAATCAAATTGATAAAATCGCCCAAACAGATCCGAAAAGATCAGAAAAAATTGTTAAAACCCTATTGAAATCTAATTCTGGGGTTTCCAAAGCAAAATCTGCAGAAAATAAAAGAATAGGGCCAGCAAAAAGGGATGCTGAGCGTGATATGAGGCAGAGTGGTTGGATGGATTCTTATGATTACTATGATCTAGTTCTTGATTATTTAATTGATGAAGGTCTCTGTGACTCTCAAGAAAATGCTGAGGCAATGATGGCTCATATGAGTGAAGAATGGGTTGAGAGTATTATTGAAGGGTTTGTGCCATTATCTCAAGAAAAACGAGAAAGGGTAGAAAATGCCATAGAAAAAAATCTGTCTGACCGGGATAGAGATATGGCGGCTGGCCGCAAATATAAAAAAAGATTAGAAAGTCTTCCAAAACCATTGAGAAGATTTTCTCGCTCCTATAAAAATGCAAAGAAATTTTTAGATAAATATCATCATAATCCTAAGGGTTTAAATAAAAAAGAACTCTTAGGAAATGCCTCAGATGCTTTAATGCACACTTCTATAGATAAAACAGCAAAAACTATAACTAAAAGAAATGAATTAAACCGCAGATTGAAAAATATGGAATAATATTGATAATAAGAAAACCCAGGAACTTAAAGAACCTGGGCTTTTTAGTAACAATCCATAAATAATAGAGATTCTCCATATTTTAAAATGTCAACTAAAGATTTGTCTGATTTATATGAAGCTTATAGGAATGTTTATGATGAAAGTATTGATGAAGCAAAGGAAGATGAAAATCTTTCTAGAGCCGAAAAAGTAAATAAGAGAGATGAAAGACTGGGTATGAGGTCAACAGAAAGAAAAAGAGAACACAAATACGCAAGAGGTGAACGAGGCAATTATGGGATTCACGGTGATAGATATGAACCTACCAAAGGTCATAAGGAATGGAATAAAGGCAAATATCCTTCAGTTAAAATTAGAGGTAGAGGATTTGAAGAATCATATGACCACTTTGATCTAGTTCTTGAATATCTCTTAGATGAAGGTTTCTGTGAATCTCAAGAGAATGCAGAAGCAATGATGGCTCATATGAGTGAAGAATGGGTTGAAAGTATTATTGATGAAGCTAAGTGTGATACTGGCCTTTCTGATAATGAAAAGGAAACGAAGCGTAAGGAAAGAGGTAATGGTGGTCCAACTAGCCATAGTTTGAGACAAGGAAAGAAAACTCGTGGTAATATGAATCACAAATACGAGCCGGGAAAATATCAAAAATAAGAAAAAGCCCCTCTGGGCTTTTTTAATAACCTAAAATAAAGAATCTCAATGAAAACATTCATTCAATTTATAGAAGAAGCAGAAAAAGAGGAAGAGAAAAAACCAAAGCCAAGAAAGGCAAAGAAAGCCCCAAAAAGAGGAACTAATCAAGACCGCTCCAATTTTAAGCTCTTTGGTCATCAATCATAATTTCATCATAATATTCCTTAGACCAAAAAGTATAGTAGGAAGTCTTCTTTAAGATCTCTCTAAATTTTCTTAGCTTCTCTTTTGGTTGAGCAAGAATTAGATTGTGCTTGCCATTATTGGTCTGAACCTCACCAATAAAAGTGTCATAAGTTGCACAATCTTCAAAGAATAGCCATTCGTCATACTTTTTATTATAATGATTCACCCATTCATTGATCTTATCAAGATCTGATTCCTCAATGATATAAATGATCACATCAAATCCATTCTCAATTTCAATGTCTTTAGCTAGACA